GAAGTGTTGTCGGCATACTTGATATCCAAGTATCTGTACTGATACTGGATGATGTCGCCAGCCGTGTTGGATATAAACCCAGTAACTGTGTTGTTGGAAACAGCGTTGGAATCAGCGGGGATGCCTGCACTGATGTTAGACAACAAATAGTTAATCGCATCAGAAACTTCTGATGGCGATGGATTTGAGTCTAGTGCAAATGGCATTAAAACGCATCCTCAACAACAATAGCTTGCCAGTTCAAAGCACTCATGTTCCATGTGTCAGTAGCGTCATTGCTTTCTACTTTGACAGATGTCATTCGAGAATCATTCTGTTGAGCGTCAACCCAGGGCGTGTCAGTACTGATAGCAGTCGTACCAGTAGCTCCATAAGTAGGAGTCTGGCCTGTAGAGTTGGAACCACCAACTGTTATGTTGATGTTGCCTGTTCCAGCCACTTCAGGAAGCACACGGTGGGTATACACCTTGTTGCTGAACGGCACGGGACCATCCTGAGTCTGGAACGAAATGTTGGTACGTTCAAACAACGCAGGTATAGGCATATTGTTGATGAAAGAATTCCCAACAGCAGTTTGGACTAATTTTTGATCTGACACGCCGCCCCTAGCATACGCAACAACGCGAGATGCAAGGTTAAAAGCTCCACTAACAACCTTAGGTCCTTCAGTTGCCATGCAAGCATTCATAATAGTTTTTGGGGCATTCCAAACTTGCAAGTCATATCGATATGAGATCATTTTGTTGCACCATCCAGAAGAACTGTTATCTGGATAGTAAATCTCGATTTGATACTTTTGTGTGTTATTGACCATGAAAACACGGTCAAAGTAACTTGGATTCAGATTGCTGTAAAAGTAATCCTTAACCTTTTGGTTGCCAATTGAGTTGAATGCAGAACCGTCAAACACCCAAATATCACGGCTATCAATGCCATATACATTTTGGTCAGTGTTAGTCCAACAGTTGTTATTCAATAGTCCACGGCCTTGGTTAAACAGACGAACCCCAAAGATAGGCGCAGTACTGTTTTGATAGGCAATAGGACTGAAAACAACGGTATCCCAATAGGAGCAAACGTAGAAGTTGCCACCCAAGAAAAACCCATCAATCAACGGTCCGCGAACTGGAACTTCCTGTTCGTTGGCAATGTTGGTAAGGGTTGGCTCCCAGGTTGCCGGGTAACCAGTATTGGCAAACGCCTGCGACCAACGAACCGTGGTCGGATAGTTGTAGGTAATGCCAGAAATGACTTTGGTCAAATTACCGCAGATCAGAATGTTGCCCACGTTCGGAGAACAGTAGTTTCTGACAAACCCGGCTCGGGTTGAGGTAACTCCAACGTCATAGTTCCAGGCAGCATCTGAATATCTTGCAAATTCAGAAGCTGAAGGAGTTAGATACATGGGGTTGCCAAGGGTGTCATTAGCAAAAAAGACATTACCAACCCATGCCGTTGTAATATTCAACCCGTCTATATACCCAGAAATATAAACACTAGGGTTTGACCCTACGCCTGGGGTGATGTTAGTAACCCCGGCAGAGGTAACTAAATACCATTTGCCTTGGTTATCAGTATTGCGAGTGGCAACAACGTATGCCCAACTTGTCTGGGAGCGAAAGCCACCTTCCATAAAGATGGGGTAACCAGGGACAACCGTCAGGATTTCCTGTTCGCCAAATATCTTTTTGATTCCGCGAACGTCAGTTTCGATGTTGTAACCAGAGTTGTACTCATTTGCGCCCAAAGCATTGCTCGGTACGTCCGGGGTAAAGGACATATTGGCGAAAGGAGTCCTCAGTCTGGTGTAATCATCCATTTTCAGTCTCTGTTATAGCTTCCAGATTCTTCAGAAGACGAGAATCACTTGGAGCAAATTCTAGTGCTTTTATACACATTTGTCGCGCTTCTTCTTTGTGACCCAAATGCCATGCCGCTATTGAGCATAGGTCATATGGTTTTTCAGTCCAGACAGACGGGTCCATTGTGTAGACAGCCTGCTTGTCTTTGATCTCAAGCGCCTTTTTAGAAGCATAGTAGCAAGTCTGCCAATCTTGCTTCATGTAAGAAAAAGTAGCTAAGTCTACCCAGGGCTCACGAGTGTACGGGGCTTCCGCACAGGCCATCTGGTAGTACTTGATAGCTTCCCAATGACGGTTTGTGTGTTCGTAAGCCTTGCCCAACAGGCGCATGGCATAGCACCGCTCATTCTGCCAAGTAGCCCCAGGCAGGGCTAGATAGCGGTTAAGGGCAGTAATTGCCTCTTCCCAGCGGTAGTAGAAAGTCAGTTCTCGAGCATGGTAGAAAGCGTTTCTGGGGCAGTGCGGGTCTTCTTTGACCGCCAACTCGAGCAAGGGCATATATTGCCCACGGGACTTGGTTGGGTCAGGTTGGTGGACAACCAAAAGCATATCCGTGTGTGCCCAGACTTCATTGGTTCTCATGTCAGGCACGGGATACTCATGGACCGGGTGATGCCAATGGTAGCCCTTGCGGTGGTGGATTTTTTCGTAGTAGAAAGCAATTCCACAACCCCAATCAAACTTGTAGCGCAGACGGGTAGTGTCTTCTTTCCAGACACGCTCGATCTCTTCCCGCCATCCAGGCTGCATGACTTCATCAAGGTCTAGGCTGATACAGACATCAATGTCGGCAGGAATAAGCGTAAGTGCAGTATCCCTGGCTATATCAAACCTCCAGGGACTAACAAAAATGTTATGGACTGTAGCGCCACATTCCTTGGCTATTTCAACAGTTTTGTCAGTAGAACCAGTGTCTGCAATCAAAACAACATCAGCTTCTTTAGACGATTCACAGAATCGTTTGACAAACATTTCTTCATTCTTGCTGATGGCATAGATTGCAATCTTGAGCTTACGGTAAACAAACACCGCAATCTCATTCTGAATTACAGATGATGCCGGGTCCCCAAAGGTCTGGATTAGGTCTTCTTTGGTCCAGTTGTCAGTAACGTGCCGCTCATACGGGTTACCTTCAAACTCATCTTGGGGATAGTGACCAACGGGGATGCTAACTATGACTGTTTTGCAGATCTTCCGCATCTTGGCAAGCAGAGCAACTGCTTTGTCCTTCTCCATGTGTTCAAGGACATCACCAAGAATGCAAAGATCGTATTCCCTTGGGAAATCGTACTCACAGGCATCTGCAATCGTTACAACGTCATAACGGTTAAACAGATCAAACTTTTCAATGTAGGGTCGCCAAATCTCTACCCCATGCCAGAAAGCCTTGGGAGCGCAATCGTCCTTAAGTAGCTCTCGATAAGTTCCACTACCAGCACCAATATCCAAAATGGATTGAGGCTGAAGTTTTTTGACTACATCTTTGATGTATTGTTTTCCCGATTCACTGCTATACGGCATACTATTCTCCTATGCAAATCAAATTACCGATGATGTATAAGTTGATGACAAATCTGAAAACGAAGATGTTCCATTTGTCAATGTTGGCGTAGATGCGCCACTATATACCAATGTAGAAGTACCGCTATAAACGGTTGAGGTTTCAGTATAAGAAATTGTGCTGTAGGTAATAGTTGTTGATCCAACTGTATATGTACCAGTTCTAGACCCATCTAAAGGGAGTTTAAAAATAAAAGGTTTTTGACCAGTTGCTCCGGTTATTTGCATATTACCAGATATATACATGGCATTAGCATCAACATAAATAGACCCTGGTTCTATATAAGATGAACTGCCTATCGATAAACTTCTGTGATAAATTAATGTTCCTGAAATATCTAATTTTGTAATTATTACTATTCCACTACTAGAAGTAGTATTTTGACCTACACAATAAATATATTGTTCAGATGGATCTATTGTTATGTTGAAATAAGTTAAATCATTTAAAGATCCTGGAGCATATTGTTTTTGCCATTGAATTGTTCCGCTAGTATTATATTTTGAAATATATCCTCTTCCTTGAGTTGATACAGTAACAGCTCCACAAGAATATACATTGGCAGATGAATCAACACAAGTATCTCTATATTCTGCTGATGAAGTTCCATTAGCAACTTTTCTTTTCCATACGTTTGTATGCATATCAGATGCAACTTTTAATAAAAATCCATCATAACTTGCAGAAGATCCAGTTGCCGTATAACCAGCCAAATAAATATTGCCAGAAGAATCTACACTTCCACCCTTACCTTGATTAGTTACGTTTGTTGATGAAATTCCACCATCAACAATAGTTAAATCAGAAGCGTTATATTTATTCCATATAATTTTTCTGTTTGGAGTATCAAATCTCCAGCCTATTGTATAAACATAAGTTTCTGTTTTGTCTATAAATACTTGACCTATTCCTACGTTTCCAGTTAATGACTTTTGATACAAAATGCCAGAAGCATTGTTGTTAAGTTTTACTATGTATCCCGATGTAGCTGTAGTACTAAAAAACGCTCCAATATAAATATTTCCAGATGGACCAACAACACATCCTCTTGAAGAAATACCATTGTTTATATATTTCGCCAAAACAAAATTGCCAAATGAATCTACTTTAAATATAAATATTCCATCAGCGCCATTAGGGGAACCAGAAGAAAAAATGTTACCAGCCGAATCCACGCCCATGCTAGTAAAGTATTGAAAATTTTGTGTTCCAGAATAAGTAAAGTATCCTAGAAAAAAATTGCCACCAGAAACTGCTGTAGAAGCAAATCCAAATCCCGATGAACTTGCAACTCCCAAATTACTAAAAATTGGCGGCATACAAACCTTAGGCGTATTTGGTTGCTGACATCAATGCAGTAAAAGCATTCGTACCGGTTTTGATTATGGCAATCAAATATGAATCAATAGCAGATGTACTGGCAGTAGGAATCACTGCATTCAACCATTTAGGCGTGATTACAACTCCATCTATTTGAAATCCACTTTGACTGTAACCCGTTGTACCTTGGGTTACTAAAAAAGCTATGGTTACAGTTTGACCAACTACCATCAAACTATCTAAAGTGGTTGTACTGTTTCCCCTGACGTTTAGCGTCCAGTTGGCAGAAGCATTGGTGGTGTAGTACAGGATAGATTGAGTAGAAACATCAAAGTTAACAGTGCCAGTTGCTGCGGTTGCAGAAATGGTTGTTTTCTCAAAGATGTTAGGCAGAACCGGAGAGCCCTGGGCATTCAGGTTGTTTGCAAATTGCGATAGGTTTGCTGACTGTGCCATTAGATTTGCTCCACCTTCATCATGTAAACCCAATCACCTTCTAGCACTGGGTCGCATGGAACTAGCCGTTGTGTTTCACGATCATGCTTTCGAAACAAGTTTACCCGAACTAGGTTTCTATCGCGCAACTGCTCATCAGTCGGAGGCCACCATTCACAGAGTTCCGCACAATCTGCGACTTTTGTGACCGTCCCATCAATAACTTCAGCTACAAGCATGATAGTCCTTAAATATTCGGGAATGGGCCGGTTGGCGGTGTAAAGTTGGCAGTGTATCTAGCAACACCTTTAGTAATACGAACTTCATCTAAATATCCAGTAAATGGAATTGATGTATCTCGACCAGCACCAATTACTAATTGGTTAGTCTGGTTAAAGTTTGTCGAGCTTGTTGTTGATGCAGTAGCAACACCATCAATATATATTTTTAAAGATGACCCATATCTAACAACAGCTATAAAAACCCAAGTATTTAATGCAACAGCAGAAGTTGACACTAATGGCGTGGATGTATCAGTAAAAGCCCAAAAATTACCAGAAGTGGCATAAATACTCCATCCTGTAGTAGTTGTTCCTTTACTTAAAATTGCTCTATTGGTTCCAGAACCCGCCGTTGGATATGCCCAGCATTCAAGAGTAAAGTCGCCAGTTCCAAACTGCAAATTTATTTGGTCAGGGCTAGTTAACCAATCTCCAGTTCCATCAAATGCAAGCGAACCAGTTCCATACTTAACAACTGAAGTGCTTATTTGTGCATTACCAACAGTCTCAAGATCAGTGACTGTTGTGTTGTCAAAGATACCGGCGTTAGTTGAATTGAGTAGCAAACTGGTGTTTGCGATTGCTGTTACGGGAGCGGCTGGGGGCACGAAGGGCGCTGTGTAGACAGCGGTTCCTTTGACAACTCGCAAATTTGAAAAATATCCGTTAACTACGCTAGTTAAATCATAACCGTTAGCCCCTATAACTGGACGATTTGTTCCAGAAGCAGTAACTGCCAAAAAGTTGGTTGTTACAGAACCAGATGTAATAAGAGCCCCATTGACAAACATATACCCTGTGGTTCCAGATCGCGTTATCGCAATATGTGTCCACATATTGGTAGTAATAGTTCCTGCTGGAGATGCCAATAATAATGTTGTCAAAGCTCCTGTGTATAATCGTAAATATCCACTAGGGAATGCACCAACAACAAATCGTCCTGTTGAGGTGGTGTCACCAGCTGCCGATGTATCATATAAATACGTATTGGCTGATAAAGTATTAAGATAAATCCATGTTTCCCAAGTAAAATCACCCGTACCAAAAGCAAGAGCTGGGGGAGCTGGCAAAGTTAAACTATCCCCCGCACCATCAAAATACGCCGAGCCGCTGTAGGTAGCTGTTGAATATGCAGTTGGACCAGATACCGTGTCGGTAAATGGGTTGGCTGATCTGGGCTTTGCGTTACCGTTTGCAGTAATAGCAAATGCATTAGTGCTGTTGTCAATGAATGTAGTAGATTGACAGGTAAGCAGAGATACGTTTGCCGCCGTTGCGCCCTGGCTTGTAGTGGTCAGTGGTGATGTTGAAGGGGTGAAGTTAGATGTATAAAGTGCTTGTCCTTTAGTAATTCTTACATTAGAAATTGATCCAGGAAAATATTGTCCAGCACCCTGAGAACCTACATATAAAGTTTGTAATACAGAGTCGTTTGTAGCATCTGTGCCCGTGGCAACAGCACTACCGTTTAAATAAATTGTTACTCCATTGGTTGCCGTGCTAGTTCTAACTACAGCTATGTGATACCAAGTGTTGGTATTGAGATATGTACCATAAGTTATTTTAGTAGATGTAGGAGTTCCGTTAGCCCAAGCAAGACCCCATGGACCGCCACTTGATCTATTAACAACCAGCGCGTATCCATTGGGGGTGGCGCCAGCTGGATACGTTCCAAGCACCTGATAACCATATGTTGTTGTTTGTGTTCCAGAAAGATATACCCATGCTTCAACTGTAAAATTTCCAGAACCTAAAGTTAATGCGGTATTAGATGGAACAGTTAAATTAGAGTTTGTACCATCAAAATACCCGCTGTAACTTGCCGGTGTGGTTTGATATAGCGTAAATGGAGAGAACTTGGATACTTGCGGAGTCCCGCTGCGCGTAAAAGATATATTGCCGCCGCTTAAATCGTTGAATCCATTATTGTTGCAATTCAACAATGTAGTTTGCGTTGTTGATACTAATTGTGTTGTTGGCGTTGCAAATGCAGATGTGTATAACGCAACCCCACGAACAATTCTTAAATTTGAAATATAACCATTCCATACGTTGGTTGTGCCGGTGTTGTTGTTACCAATAATGACGGAGGTTGGGGCTGGAATGCTAGTCGAATCAGTCCCCGATGCCACTTGAGAGCCATTGATGTACATGGCTATGGCACTTCCATTACGGGCAATAGCCAAGTGATACCAAGTGTTTATAGACAACGTAGAAGTGCTATAAGACAAAATCAACGCACTGTTGTAGCTTAATTTTAAACTTGTAGTTGCGACATCAACCCAAATTTGTACTCCCGTTGGAGCTCCAAAAAATAAAAACTGATTTACTGTATTCCAAGCGTTTCCTTTATTAATCCACATTTCTATAGTAAAACTTTCGGTTCCTGTTGGAACAATACTTGTTGATGTAGATGTTAAAT